GTCAAGGTCAGACACAACAAACTCAAGGTCAAGCACCTGCTAAAGTTGCAGAAAGACCTGTAGAAGAATCTCCAGATCAAAATATAGATAAAAAATTAGCTGGATTAAGTGAAGAAGAAAAATTTAAATTAGATACAATTTTATCTCCAAGTAATGCAACTATTTTAAAAAAGATTGCACCCGAAGCTAGTAGTGTAATAGATCAATTTACAAGCGAAGAAGAAGTATTATCTTTACCAGTATCTACTATAGTAAGTTATGCTATGAAGATATATGGTGGAGATGAAAAACTAGCAGTGCAAAATTTTATAAACGATTTGTCTGGTGGACAACCAGATAATACTAATGTGCCACCTGATACGGCAACTCAAACACAAGGCATGATGGAGCAAGATCCTGATGCTATACCTTCAGAAGTACAAGCTATAGATGAAGGTGTGGAGTTAGCTTAGTATCAGCCCACAAATTATGGAAGTGAGCTACCCTTATCCATAAGGCACTCAACCTTAAGATGAAAAAATAATGGAAACCAAAGAGAAGGAAACAGAAGTTTCCCAAGAAAAGGAAACTGAAGTTTCTAAACCGAAACTTGTTAAAAAGCCTAAAGTTAATATGTATAAAAAACATCAGGATGACGATGATCCTGAAGTTGAAGCATTTGCTAAAGGTGAATTAGAGAAGTTTCAAAGAGAGAAAGCAGAAACAGCAACCGTTCAAAAGGACACAGAAGCATCTAAAGAAATTGCAAGCTCAGATGGTAATGCTACTCCTTCAACTGAACGCCCTGAAAATGCCGAAGACCGTGTCTTTAAGAAACGTTATGACGATTTGAAAAGACACTACGATTCTACACTTGGAAAGCATAAAGATGAAGTTCGGACTTTAAGAACTCAACTTGAGCAATCCTCAAAGCAATTTATTACACCTAAATCACAAGAAGAATTAGAATCTTGGAGAAAGGAATATCCCGATGTTTATGAAATGGTGGAAACTATTGCCATGAATAAAGCGGATAGTCGGGCAAAAGAGATGGAGGGTAAATACCAAAATCTTCAAGTTCAACAAGAACAAATTAATAAAGAAAAAGCAGAAGTAAATCTTCTTAAAATACATCCTGATTTTAATGAGATTCGTTCAAAAGATGAATTTCATGATTGGGCTACTAAACAAGATCCCGTTATTCAGGATTGGCTGTATGAAAATACAAGTAACGCCAATCTTGCAGGAAGAGCAATCGACTTGTATAAAATGGATAAAGGACTTGGAAAGTATTCTAATAAGCAGGAAACGGATATTAAGAAGGAGGCTGCTAAAGCCGTATCTAAAACTAGAAAGGCTGAATCAACTGAAGGTGCTAAACCTAAGAAGATCTGGTCTAATTCTGTAATTGCTAAGATGAATACTCGTGAGTATGCGAAGTACGAAGAAGAAATCGATAAAGCTGTAAAAGAGGGTAGAATCCAACCTTAATACTAACTATAAATTGGAGGCTAACACATGGCTACAATGGGACTGGCTACTGGCTACCAGAATTTACCTTCGGGTAATTGGGTACCAGCAGTCTATAGTCAAAAGGTTCAAAAATTTTTCAGACGTGCATCAGTTGTTGAAGATATTACTAACACTGATTACGCTGGGGAAATTGAAAACTTTGGCGACACGGTAAATATCGTGAAAGAGCCTTCCATTACTGTGAGCGACTACGCTCGAGGTCAAACTGTAAACACACAAACTTTGGCAGATGATAAGTTACAACTTACTGTCGACCAAGGTTCTTACTTTGCGTTTAAAGTAGATGACATCGAAGAAAGACAATCACACGTAAACTGGGAAGCTCTAGCAACTTCTTCAGGTGCTTATTCACTAAAAAAGAACTACGACTATAATGTATTAAAACACATTTATGACAATGCTTCAACATCAGCAGCGAACACTGGAACAGATGCTTCGCCAATTGATGGAGATGCTGCGTCAGATACATTAGCAGATGTTATATCAGCTGCTAAGACAGTTCTTGATGGTAATGATGTACCAGAGGAAAACAGATGGCTCGTTGCACCGCCAGCTTTTTACAAGCAATTGAGAAAAGCAGCGGCAAAGATTATGGACCAATCAATAATGAACGATGGTTCTGCATCTTCTATGAGAAACGGTATGGTAACAGATAGACCTTTATTTGGGTTTAAACTTTACTCTACAAATGCGATAGCAGTTTCAAGTGGAGCAGCATCATCTAAAACGTTCGGATCAAGTGGATCTAATGAGTATGCAATCCTTTATGGGCACCAAGGTGCAATTGCTACGGCAAACCATATTGCGAAAACAGAACTTATCAGAGACCCTGATTCATTTTCAGACATCGTGAGAGGTCTGCATGTTTTTGGAAGAAAAGTTCTGAGATCAACAGCAGCTTACTCTGGTGTTATAACAGTAGGTTAATTAGAAGGAGAATAGATAGACTATGGCTACATATAACGTAACAGGTGTAGGTGGAACTACTGGACATCCGTCCAATGGTAGAACACCTTATCTGGTAGAAAATACAATTGACGTATCAGCAGTTAATGGTGACTCAGGTTCAGCACAAAATGACGTTCTTAAGTGCATAGATGTACCTGCAGAAACACTAATTATGGCAGCAGGCGTAGAAGTGCTAACAGCATGTTCAAGTTCTGTAGTAATTGATATTGGTGTCACGGGAAGTACAGCAGGGTTTTCGGACCCTGATGCTTACGTAGATGCTTATGATGCTACAGGAGCAGCTTATGCACCTAGAGATGTTGCAGACGCAGCACCTATGCTTACAATCAAAACAGCAGATACTATCGATGCTTTGATGGCTGGTGCAGCTTCGAGTGCGGGTAAAATCCGTGTTTGGGCAGTACTATGCGATCTTTCAGGTATTGATGAATCAGATAACAATACAAGTACACAACACGATACAGCAGTATAATAATACTGTTTAATTTTAAGGGGGGTATTTATATCCCCCTTAATCAATCCCTTATTAATTAGGAGAATAAAATGACTACTTATGATTTAACTAAAAAAACTAATGCTAGTACGGGACAAATAGTTATGCCATCTCCCCACGAAATAAGGTTACAGAATTTAGAAAATAAAGTCACTTCACAAAGTGAAAAACTAGAACACATTGTAAAGTTACTCAATGAGTTATCAGCGAAGAAATCAACTTCTTGAAATAATTCAAGAATACAAGTCTGATAATGCTGCCTTAAAAAAGCAGCTTGAGGACATGAAGAAACAATTAGACGATGCGGAAGCACGGATAAAACGCTTACTTATTCGTTTTGAACAATTTGAATATGATAATAAGGAAACTAAATAATGGCTACAACATATTTAATACTCTCTAACCGAATCTTAAGAGAATTGAATGAAGTTGAAATGACTTCATCAAACTTTTCTAGTAGTCGAGGTATTCAAACAGCGGTTAAAGATTTTATTAATAAATCAGTACACGATATTTATAATGAAGGAGCTGAAATTCCTTTATTACATACAACAACGACTCAAGCCCTTCAGGTAGGCGATGGTGAATATGATTTTCCATCGAATATGCGTAGAGTGGACTTTGAGTCTTTTTTTTTAAAGCCAACTGAATTAATTACTAATGGAGAATTTACTTCAGCTATAACTAGTTGGACTAATGCTACAACTGGTGCTGTAGGAGAGGGAACTCCTGCTTATAATTCAGGTGGTAATGGAAGATGTAGATTAAATGATGCTGCAGTATCACAAGCAATTACTACAGTAAAAAATAAAACCTATAAAATTCAAGTAAGAGTTATTGATTCTGCTTCAGGAGGTTCTAGTTTAGCTGTTAAAGTAGGTAACGCAGCCCATGCTACAACTGATTTAAATACAACTTTAACTGTTACGAATTATGGTGAAGGTAATGTTTTAGATACAACTTTTACAGCAAGTCAAGTAGCAACCTATATTACTGTAATTAATAGTGATGCAAATAATATGGATGTAGATTATGTAAGAGTATCTCGAAGCGATATCGCACCTAAGAAATTAGCTCATATTACTTATGATACTTATTTACAAACTAATAAAGTTGCAGATGATGTAAATGTAAGTAGTGCTTTTGGACTTCCTATAAAAGTAATTAGAAAGCCTGACTATAGTTCTTTTATTCTAAGCCCAATACCAGGTGAAGGAGAATATACAGTTAGTTATGATTACTATACAACTCATACTGATTTATCAGCACATGGGGATAATATGGGATTACCTGATCGGTTTGCCCCACTTATAATTGATCGATCAAAGTATTATGTCTATATGTTACGATCAGATCCACAACATGCACAATTAGCTGATCGGGATTATCAAAGAAAATTAAAATTATTAAAAATTTCATGATTA